AATTCAATGGAGGAAACGGAGGAGATGGCTTCGGCTTATATGCTATCAATTCCAAGTCCTTAACCCACATCACATCAGGATTAACGCATTGGCTCATCTCTTCTGTTGAAATGATCCAGTTGTCATCCGCATCCTGAATAGGATTAAAGTAGCTGTCAGGTGCGAACCATTGTCCTACAAGTTCGTCTTTCTGTGCAATTGTCAGAAGTCCTACATAGTTAGGATATTCTGCTGGTGTTATGTCTATTAGTTTCATATTATACGTTTCTGCCTAAAGTAGTTTGGAATGTCTGTACTGCTGTGTAGAAATTGTCTATTTCAGTTTGTGTCAATGTATCTCCAATAAAAGCAAATGCAGTTTCTCTATCAGAATATACATTTGATGGTCCTGGATTTGTTGAATTACCTGCACCAACATAAATGTTTACGTCTGAAATTGTACCTACCGCTTCTGTTTCTGAAGTATTAATAGTTATATTCCCTCTTTTATGTTGTCGTTGAACACCGCTATCTCTTACTACAGTATAAAAACCTCTTGAATCAGAATTGCTGTCTCCGCTACCAATTAAAGATGAACCCAATGCACACGCATAATATGTAGTACCAACAAAAGAACTATAGATCAGTATTCCATCAGATGCGTTATTTGTATTTCCAGCACCCATATCTGCACCCTGAACAGAAGAATCAGTACGTAAATAAGTACCTATTGATGCAGTAGATGTACTTGTAAAATTAGATACTTGTTTAAAACCAGTATTACCGTAGGCATTAGTTCCATTTGGTAATGCTCCCGTACTTGAGTGAGTCCATCCTCCATTCCAAGTTATTTGATAAAGAGAAGTATTGATAAAATTATATGAATGCTTGGTACTTGTCCCACCCACAAACGGATACAAAGCCTTCATTTTAGAAGTCAGTCCATAGGTAGTTAGATCACTCTCAAGTGTATTCAATGCACCGATGATAGTCAAATCAGTTTCTCCCGTAGCAGCTATCCACGCAGTTGTTAGTGTGCCGTAGCTTGGGCCTGATGGCTGCACTAAATATGGATTGATGATCATTCCCATAACTTACGCTCTGTAACCTATCAATGTAACTTTCAAACCTTTTGCAGATCCATTGCCGATCTGGTCAATATCCACTGTGATCTCACTATCATCAGCTAATGTACTATCAGATATTACCGGTGCAGTTGCAGCTGTTGTGGATGTCTTCTCTGTGTTATCGATTGTCAGCTTTGTACTCAGTACAGATGTGCCTGTTTCATTGATATCAACAGTGAAGATACTACCTGATGCCTGAGCAGTTGATAAGGATGCACGCACAGATGTCAATGTCATGGCGTGAGGCATTCTGAATGTCACCTTTGCAGTTCCCGTAGTAAGTGCTGTGGATTCATCAGAAGCAGCTACCACAATCTCCACAGGAATAGTTCTTGCGAGCTGTGATCCTGTCATCTTTCTTGAAACGAATGAGCCACCTCCTGAATCTACTGATACCTCGAGGAGATCCGTTGTTGCCATTCTTGTCGCTGACATTGCTGTCAATCCACTTATCTTCTGTGCCATCTTATTCTGTTATTCGTTGTTGATTGTCTTCTGTTATTCTATTGGTGCCATCCTCTGTGATGCGATTGAATAAGCTCTTCGCTGCATTCACCGCAGTTTGCACAGAATAGTTCACCATACTCATGAAATATCCGTACATGATCAGAGAATTAATACTACCGATCCTGATGTCAAATCTACAGCAGAGAACTTACGCGCTCCGCTTGCTCTGAGCATTGCTCCTGCTTTTACCGCAGTTCCAGGAGTTGTTATGATCTCAGACTTTTTATCCACTCCAGCAATCTTGATGCTGTTGAATACTGTATCCTCAAGTACAAAGATCGCATCAAATGCTATTGTTTTCTCATTTGTATCGTTTACTACGATTGTTCCCTGGCTTGCTACCAGGATCTCTTCCCATTGTGCCATATTATTCTGTTCTTCTTATTTGTGTTCCATCTTCTGTGATCCTGTTGTTCGCAATGCCTCCTGCCTCTGTGACTCTCCATGTGGCCCCAAGTGATGGAACGAATGGAGGGATAGTGGTGAATGCTGCGAGTCCCTCACTCTTTATTATGCGAATTAGTTCCACTGCTGTAGTCTCATCCTTTCCTGAATCATAGTTCTCAACCTTCTGAAGCCTGTATACTACCCCATCAATGTTGATAAGTTTCTTGAAGTCCAGGAGATTGACCATGTCAGGAGTGATCTTAATATAGCAGTTCATCTGCTTGCCAAATCGAGAGATGATCTCCTTCATGAATTGCTCATGATAGAAATACAGATTCTCTGTGGTATATGCTGCCCCATCGTAGTAGATGTAATCAGGTACCCCGAAATTGAAATCAAATGTTGGTGATGTCAAGCTGTTGAGATGGCCAACATACGGATAGTCAGTCTCAGCATGACTCACTCCTGCCTCATCAATGTGGTTCCATGCAGCTGATGTCATTGGCCCGAGCTGTACCAGGAACGGCTTGCCCTTAGCTACATTCACCTCTGAGGATCCATCCTCATTGAATCTCACCTGGAATGATCGAGGGATCACAATATTTGTGAACGTCACATCATCAAATGGGATGTTGACAAGCAGCTTTTGCGCAAATGGCAGAGTGAATTCTGTTGAATCCTTTGAAAATTGAGTTTGCGTATCAAGAATCAAAGATCCATATTGATCTGACGTATCTCTCAGATATGCTTGATTGTAATAATCTGAATCCTCAGCAAATTTAAAATTATAATATCTCGATGAAAAGTTTATTGTCGGAGTTACTTTTAATGATCTGCTATAATCAACTTTATCACTCCAGTTTAATGCATCAGCTGTGCTGCTATAGAAATCATTCAATGGCTCAATCTCCAAAACAGTTGGATCATCTGTGGATGGCTTCATGTACAGATTGAATGCTGTAGTAATTCCCTTCAGAAATGTAGCACAGTCCATATCGGGCAGGAACTGATTCAGCTGCACAGTTGTGTTAGGTAAAAATTCTTGTTGTTGTTTTACAACATTTATTTGAGCATTGATATTGTTGATATTTACATTCGTTGAAAATAAAGTAGGCAGACCATTTACTACTATACTACTGTCAATTATTTGAGTTCGATATAGTATTGTGATTTCATCATTAATCTGTAGATTAAGATTCTTTGAATAGTTAAATGATATAGTTGCCGTAACGTCTCCAGTTCCATTGTCCAGATTTGCATTATAAACTATATCACCTGATTGGAATACACCATTTCTAAATATCAATATACTTATGTTAAATCGTAAATCTGCATCTGTAATAGTGGCTCCTGCAATGTTAAAATCGAATGTCAAATCATGATCACCACTATACTCCAAAGTATACAATCCAGTAAAATCTGCTTGAAATTTAAACGGCTCCTCTGATGTGATTTGAGAGGATGGATCTGTAATTGTATTAATCCATACAGGCTGCTGTAAAACTAAATCAGTATAAATTCCAAGTCTCAATCCACCGCCTATAGATGTAAAGCTATTTACAACAGGATTCATTTCAATGATATATCCTGATGCTTTATTTATTTCATCATTAATAGCTGTATGATCAGCAGCAGTTGAGGCATCAACAGATGGCAGTTCTCCACCTTCATATGCCATTAGCAAACGCTTGAAAATCTGTGATTCTAAAAATGCACTACTCCATGTGATACCAATAGCCTCAAATGATTTCTGAAGTATTTCATAGCAGAATACTTGTGGAGCTATATGCTCTACATTAAACGTATCCGGTGACACCCTGCTGAATCCATAGTCAATCAGTCCATAGTAATACCCGAATCCATCCCAATTAGCGCCAGTCTTATTGGGAGTTGATACAGAGTTGACCTGTATAGTTCCTGCCCATGAATCAATCTGATTTGCCCTGGTACAATCATGATCATATGCGGACCAATCAAGCTCGCTTATTTTAATTTGAGTCAGCTTGGATATATAATCAATTTGATCACTGAATAAAATAACATTAAAGGACCAGTCACCATTCAGATATTCACAGTCACTAAGTTGACAATATCCATTGAACAACAGCAATCCATTCTCATAATATCGAGCGGAAACTTTTACTGTAGGATCAAAATCAAAAGAGTTTGTATTACCTACAGCTGATGGTGTAACACTTAGGCTAAATGCATTGAACAATAAAAACAAATTGCCTTTTGTACCAGGTAATGTTATTGTCTTTGAATTATTTCCCTTTCTGGAAGCTAAATTCTTAACATCACTGATATTATAAGTCAATGGAAAAGGCAGTCTCTCATTGATGTCAACCTTGAAATTATTAATATACAGTTCCATTAGCCCAGCTGAGAGATTTTAGTATAGGTCCTATCTATTTGAACAAGCTCTTGAATAAGCCCTGATTTCCTTCTTTGCTTCAGAATATAGTTCGCATTTGTCACATTCACAGGCTCAATATAAATTATATTATAATCTACGTTTAAGTAAACTCTTGCTGATTCGTATAGTTCACGAACAAGCCAATTTTGAACATCTTCATGTATCCACTCCGTATTAACTATCAATCTATCTGTCATAAATTTACTCATTGTCATTTTTTGACCTGTGCTTAATTGATGACTATATACTCCTGCCGACCATGTGCCAGTAGATCTTGAGTAGTTATTGGATTGTGTTTCTGTGCTTTCTTCTGATAACAGCTTAAATGTAAAACTATCCCATGCTCCAAATCTATTCAAAAACAATAATCTTTGTGGAGTATATCTGGTACACTCTTGATCATAATATAATTTGTATGCCTCTGATGTTTTAGAAGTTGCAGCAGTTTGATATATTCTAACAGTATAATAATAACAATTGGTAAAATCTCCAGCATTTAAAGGGGTTGATGCTACCAATCTGCTTGGACCGACACTGAGCATTGGAGTCACCAATCCATTTGCAGCATATGTTGTAGATGTGATTAGCGTATTTGTAATATCGTACAATTTAATCTCCACAGTACAATTGTTTCCAGCACTGTTAATGATTGATAAAAATTTTGATTCATTATAGGCAATCAACTCTTTTCTATTTCTTGGATATTCAGTCAAGAAATACTCACCTCTTACATTCTCAATATCATATACCTCTGGAGTCCATGTAGGATATATCTCATTGTACCTTAATGATGCATTTAAGAAATTAAATGAACTTGTTGCTGTTGAAGATCCAAGATCAGTCACCGGAGGAGTGCCGTATTTCTCATATACAAGCAAGCTCCATGTATTGTCTACATTTAATTCAGCTGATAAAACACTTTGCTCTGGCACATTGCTTATAGATACAGCTCTTCCTATAGTGCTAATTCCAAATTTACCAGTGCTTCCGTTTTCAGGATATATCTCATGCGTTGAATGAATGAATCCATTAAGGTATAGCTCAATGATAAACGAGAAATTGTCCTGCCCTGTATTTGTTGATGAGAAAGTCCACTCAACATCATTGCATATTGGCCAATATGGTGTAGGCTGTTGCAGTATAGTTATTGCCATTTTTCAGTATTTTTTGTGAATGCCACCTCAAAGATCAGTCCTGTCACCTCTGCCAGATCAGATGCTATCTTATTCAGCACCTCATCAGTCATGACATTAGCTGTGATATTGCGAGGCTTCAATCCATATTTAAACTTAGTAGCTGCTGCCGATGCATAGGCATGACTCATATCATATCCCTTCCATTCTCTGATGGCCATCGCATGGGCCTTGGTTACAAATGGCAGCTTGAATTGATAGTTTGTCGGGAACTTACTTTGCCCTACAGGATTCACACCCTCATCCTGGAACTTGTAGTATTGATCCGCTTGGATCTCGAAGCTCATCTCACCTGTTGGAAAGTACACTACAGATTGAGCCAATGCTCCTGTGTTGTTTACATTGTCCCGGATGTAATCTCTGAATGACTCTGTGACTGAGTTACCAAGTGCCAGAATGAACTTATCATACGCTGACTCAGGCTGAGCAAGATCAGTCTGTGAGAATCCCAATCCTTCTAAGAAATCAAACTCTGCCATTCTTATATATGATGTAATCTTGTTCCGTTTTTATCTTGTAGAAATTCAGCCAGAATAACGTCTTCACATACGGCTGGCGCGTGATAGTGTCCACATCTTTACCAATTTCTTTAGCCAGGTACGTGATGTTCTTGGTCCAGGCAAACCATTCGGAATCTCTGATAGTTGCTTCAGAAGATTCTGATTCATCACTGTCATCCTCGCTGATTGAATCCCCATGATAGCGAGCTTCCGCTTCTCGGATTCGCGCAAAAAAAAAGCGAAGAAATTCAGAAACTCATCACCTGGGAACTTGGCCTTGAAGATATCCTCCCTCTTCTTGTTAGGATTCAACACCTTGCCTCGCGGATCTTCCTGGCAATATTCCATACCTTCCTCAACATAGCAAATAGCGAGTGCTTCAGCAGGTGACTGAGATACATCCTCGATCAGCTTCATGTCAATGATCTGACCGGTAGTGATGTATTCAAAGTTTTTTTCAAAGGTATAGGTCTTCCCATCAATACTCACTGATCCTGATGGCTCCTCAGTTTTAAACTCAGCCAACATCTTGAGCAGTTCTGTTGCCAGGTTAAGGATGTCATCCACATGTACCTTGCGGACCTGATTCATGGATAGCCCTGTGAAGATGCTGATGAGCTGACAATGAAAATCAAGCATGTTGCTCAATGTCTTATTTGTGTCCTGGATGATCGGTGCCAACATCAGCCATTTCGTTAACTGATCTGGAGTGCATTCTCTGATGCTCTTTGGATAGGATGCTTGTATCTGTTTCATGCTCTTAGTATCTTGTATTGACCTCGCTTGCTGTAGTGCTTTCTGCAATGCCATGCCAGTGCCAGTGAGATCACTCCATCATCATGCATCCCGATAGGTGCAGAGTATTGTACTGATCTCGTATTCGGATTGTAAATATACGTGAAATTCTCAAGCTCATCAATGAGCCATCCTTCCTCCATGATCTTGATATCATGCTGCTCAAATGCCAGGGCAAGATCCTCAATGATCACCGGCTTTGTTTTGGATGTGGTAGTAAATGGATTGATCAGGTTACGCATCCGAGATGACAGCATCTCGTGGAAGATGTCACCCTGATTATTGACCTCGATCAGAGTCACTGCATTGTACTTGCGTATCTGTGCCTCTACCTTGTCAATGATCTTGGTCCATTCATCATGCCTCCATCGGCCTACATAGATCATCTGTCCTGCTTCATTCAGAATAGTCAGCACAGTGTAGTCATCTGCCCTACCGATGTCAAGGCCTGCATAGTTCTTGCCTTGAGCTGACCAGGTACCCACGCAGGATCTAATATCCTTGAATAGCCCTGAAGCATTGTCGATGAACTCGGCCATGTATTCCTGCCTGAAGATGTGATCAGGGAGTGACCGCTTTCTCTCATTGAGTTCCTGCGGATCTATCATGGGATTGTCAAATGATGTGAAATGAAAGTACGCATACCTCTCATCATAGTTGGGCTGCATACAGATTCGGTGAAAATGATTCCTTCCCTTGGGAGTTGATATGAAGATCACCTTCTTTCCTTTGACCATGACAGTAGCTGACAGGACCTCATCCCAAAGCTCGGGCCTGGTAAATGCCATCTCATCCACGATCATGTAATTGAATGTATTGCCTCGGATGTTATCAGGTCTCTCACCTGAGAAGAACTCAATACTGGATCCAAACCCACTCACGATCAGATCAGACTTGTTGAATTCAAATAGCCCAGAGCTGCGGACCGCCCTCTCCAGATCTGCAAATACTTTCTTTCCTTGCTTGTAGACAGGAGTCACCCATGCGATCTTGCACCCTGGATCATTTATAGCCCAATACAGAAGCTGATTGATCCCGAGCAATGTCTTTCCAAACTGCCTACCAATATTCAGAGCATAGTATTTCTGCGCCCCTGAATTGATAGCGTTGTGAATCATTCGCTGGTTGTCATGTGGTTTGTATCCTTTGATTGTAGCCATGTAAAATATAGCGCAGTGCGCTGCGCCACCCGGATACCTATCTGTCTACTTATGAAATAAACTGTGCTGAAGATACGAGTTATTCCTCGAAATCAAACTTATCAACATTCTTTTGTTCCAGATGCTGGCGATCATGCATGCCGAGTCTGTTCTTGGCATAGAAAATTCCCTTCCCTTCATTGCCCACAATATCAATAGCTAAGCCCTTGAAAAGGTTGTCTATCTTTTTGATAGTGTCCGATTTGAGTTGATCATCAGAATCAAGCCATCTGTAGTATGTATCCCTGACAATGGTCTTTTCTTTCCTCACAATTGGGATCCATATCCTTAGAAAATAATCAATGGTTGGAATGTGTCGATCAGATACCATGACAATATCCCCTTTATTGGATATCATCTCCTTCTTATGGTTTAGGCACTCATCAATATAGATGTGTGCTAATTCATCAAGGTGCAATATGAACTCTTCAGAATAGGCCATTCAGTATTATGTTTTTCTGTTCCACTTTTAATATATATATTATATTATATTATATTATTTATTATTGAATTCATTAATCTTTGACTGAGCCCAGTCTTTGGCTGACTTACCACCCCATAGAAGGTATGATATGTATCCGCAATCCTCAGGAGTACCATTCTCAAAGTATTTCTCTGCTCTTGATAGATAGTTGTACATCCTTTTGATTGTCTCAATGGATATCTTCTCTTTATTGGCAAGTTGTTGAGCTCTTACTTTACCCACTTGAGTTGCACACTTATTACCTACTTTCTCATTGAGCTCTATACCACGCTTTGCGTTATTACTCACTGAATCTGGGTAATCATTGTATGAATCCTGGAACTCATGT